GTTTTTGAGACATTTGTTTGCTTTCTAAGACCCTCTCATTACCTTTAATTTCGTTAACTTCAAAACTTACAGAAGAAGTTGAAGAAACGGATTGAGTGGGCGCTAAGAGACCTCGATACCCAAGGAGGAGTAATTGGGTTTCAATATCTCCTCGACCTAAGTTGTTCAAAAACTCCAAGAGAGCTAGAATTTCTTCATTGTTGAACTTATCAAATAAATCTTTATACAACTTCAACTCATCTTTGGTAATCCCTAATACATGAAGACCTAATGAAATGTAAAGACCTCGCTTCACAAACTCTCTCAAACCCTCAACAAAGTTCTTCAACCCAACTTCCAACATAGCAGTATGTACAGTCTTTGTATAAAGAACCGTATTCTTTGTTTTTAGAAACTCTAAGAAATCAAAATAAAGACCTCTATTTTTATTTACATCAAGAACCTTAACAACATCATCGTAGCGAACTGAACCATAAGAACGGTAAACGTTCTCTAGTTGTTTCAAGGATTGACGAAAGACACAATTTGAACGAACTGCAATTAACTCTAAAGCCGGTTTCTCAAAAGCGAAACCTTCTTCGTTTGATACCCAAGTCATAAGGTTCACATTATCTGCCACACTAGGTAACTCAATCACAATCTTTAAGTCCATACGAGTTTGTAACGGTTCAATCATCTTTTGAGGGTCAGTGGTACAGAAGAAAAATATAGACTTAGGTGGGGCATCCTCGGTAAACTTCAACATACTTTCTTGACCTACTTTAGAAATCAAGTGACACTCATCAAAGATAAAGATAGAATACCCCGCAAATAGCTTAGGCATAGAAGCAGACTCTACAAATTGTCGTACTGCATCTACGTTCCCTGTTTTAGAAGAGTCTAATTCTTTTACCGAAAATAGCTTTGTAGCATCTGCAGTCTCAATGTATTCATTCAAATCTTGACACATCTTACATTGGTTGCAAGGTAATAAATATTCTCTATTCTTCCACTTGCGAACTTGCTTATTTTCACACAAGACCAACTTAGTAGACATACGAGCCATTGTGGTTTTACCACAACCGCTTGCTCCTGAAATCATCACACAAGCTGGATAGTCTTCTCCGTCTTTGGAAGAAAAGCGATTCAAAAGTTTTTGAACTGCTAATTCATTCCCAATATAACGGTCTACATCTTTTGACCTATATTTTGTTGCAAAATTTTCTGCCATTTTACAAATCTTCTTTCCAACGTTGTACTTCTTCTTGTACTTGCGCTTTTGTATCTTCTAAAGCTTTCCAATAATCCAACCGTTTCAATTCAAATGGAATCCATTCATCTGTTTCTTTGTCATAAGTTTGAACTAGAAGGTCTAAATAACCATTTGCCATGTATTTACCCATTTCATTCAAAGCAAAGTTTTCTTTGTAGTAATTCTCATAAGGAAACTCAGTCAACACCTCAGAAGTTTTCGCATCTACAAAGCGAATAAGAGGATATCGCTCTTTGTTTTCTTGCTTAATCTTTTCTCTCAAAATCTTACCAAGTTTAGGGAAAATGTCTCTCAACTCCCAAGATAGAAAACTGCAAGCAAACGGTTCATGAACCTTACCAGTCTCTTTGTCAGTATAAGTTACAATAACTCCATCAAAGTGATCTGTAAAGCCTTGACCGTCTTTGATATAAAGCTCATAGTCTGCTTTGTCATAAGGCAAGCGAGGGAGTTTTACAGAACCACTTTCGACCATCTCTTTAGTTACTGTAAAGGGTTGAACCTTGTAGTGCTCATCAATGTAAAATAAAGTTGTTTGCTTACCTACTAGGTAAGGGCGTGCATTCAATAAAGTCATTTAAAAGACCTCGTTTCTAATTTTCTTTATTATATCACAAATTGTTGTAAATAGCAAGATTTTGGAGCAAATAAGAGAAACTAAACAAAAAGAAAAGAAAATAGTAGGTAAACCCTACTATCTCCCCGCAGTTTAGAAGATTAGACACTCCTATCGGAGTGCTAATTTATAGTACCACAAATTAGTCATTTATGCAATGCAAAAATTCTAGTTCATTCCGATTTGTTTTTGAGGAGTGGATACCGAACCTGCCAATGCTTGTTGGTACGCTTTTTGTGGAGCTTTTAAATTACCATTGTGTCTCCATAAAGTTTCTTGAAACTCTTGTTCATTGTTGGCACGTGAACCAACGCAGTTTGTCACCAAGCGAACTCGACCTGATTGTTTGTACATCAAAATTGCAACATCTACTGGAACACTAGCACCTAACTCAAAACGATCTGCATAGTGATTAGGTACAGAAACTTTAGAGATGTAACCGTTAGACTGAAAGTACATATCTGTGTAATAACCACGCTCAATCTTATCAAACAAAGGCAAGTAAGTAGAATCTTTACGCTCATAGTAGTCTCCACGGTTGAACAAACGGAAACCTACAAGTGTGTGACTAAGGTGATACATTGTAATATACAAGATAGAAAATCCACCTAAAAATACCAATAAATTCAACGCAGAAATCAAAAATCGAATAGTAAAGGTCGTATTCACCAACTGTTGTTCATAAAGCTTTAACCCCATATCAGCAAGAAACCATGTGGATACCCCTAAAGTAACCCAAAGGGCAATATTTCGACAAAGCGAACGAACTTGTTTCCCTTTTGTTTCTACCCGTTCTCTAAAGAGGTTTGCTAAGTTGCTTTCAACTTCAAGGCGGTTGCTACGCTCTTGATCCTCAGTCATATATACTACATTGTTCATTGTAAGTTCTCCTTTTCCTATTTCCATTTAACTATCTTTATTATATCAAAAATAAGATACTTTGTCAAGTATCTTATTTGAATTTCTTCTAAAACTCTATGATTTAAAGCGTATCTTTTACTGGAATGTCTTTAAAACCTAATTTTTCTAAATGCTCAAGGCAGTCTGAGAAGTTACAGAACAAATCTAATTCCTCAGTTGGTTTATCGTAAGAGTCTACGAGACCTTCGGATACCGCTTTATCTCTTAGTTGCTTTCTGTACTTAAGAGCTTCCAGTTCCATAGGTAGACCTACTTTGTTTTTCATCATCAGAGGTTTGAAGTTTGTATATTTGGTTAAACCTTTCTCAACCTCTGAATCGCAGTCCATCATGAAATTATAAATCCAATTCCAATGAGCTTTTTGACTTAAATTACGAATTTGGAAATACCAATCTACATAAGGCTCAACCTTGGATTTTTCAATCAAAGCAACTGCGTAACGCAAATCAAAATCATTCGTCGTACCGAGTCGGTAGTTACCAAACATCATCTGAACTTTACGACCACTACGAGCTGGTTTAAAGTTGTCCTCGTTCATTCTTTGCACCATATAAGGCATATAACTATTATTCAAAATAATTGAGCCTAGACCGTATTTAGGCGCTCTATTAGAGTGTGAAGTAGACACACGACCTTTATATAATTCAACCTTTGCATAGAATGTAATCACAGAACCTAAGTACAAAGCCGTATCTTTATACAATGAAGCGTCAACCTCTGGTAAGAACAACCACACATGACTTGAGAAAATAGGTTGATTTGGTATATCTTGAAAATACTTACTGTCTTTCCCTCCTGCTTCTTTGACTAACTGTTTTACCTCAAACTTTGTTCGGGCTCCAAACGTACCAACTAACGAGGGGTCTAAAATTAAGAGGGATACCCCGTCTTTGCTCTTTCGGACATCTGTAATTCGCCCTGCTACTCCCACATAATGATTTAAATAAGGTTGCAAGCCAATACGACTTGAAGCAGTCGTATCAATTTCTCCACTCTTCCACAAAGTCAAAAATTCAAAGGCAGTAATCATACCGTGAGTTTGCATCTCAAAAGAGGTACGCTCTGCTTTCCCTTCTAACTTCGATAACTCATTTACTCTACGAACCATAGAAAAAGGTGTGTAGACAATACCCGTTTTAGGTGTTTTATTCCCTGACTTTTTCTTCTTTGGTTTCTTACCCATCGAAAATTCCTCACTTTCAATTAAATCTATTCAGTGAGTTAATTATATCATAAAAAGGCTTGAAAGTCAACAGAGGTGGGGAGTTAAGGGATTTTGGAAACAATAAATAAAACGCACCAAAATGGTGCGTTCCTTAATTTCAAATCTATTTCCCTTGAGTATAATGTGCAAAGTAATTCGCCAAGTTGACTTGTGAGGATACCGCTGGCTTAGTTGAACCTTTGGTTTCTTTGTCAGACTTAGGTGTTTGAGTTCTTGGAGTGCGTTTTGATTTTGGTTGATTGTACTCATTGTACACACCGAAAATACGTTCAAATTCAGGTTTAACTTTAGATCCTTTAACTGCTCTACGGGCACCTTTGACCTCATAAACTTCTTCAAACAAGTCTACTGGGAGTAACAACCCCTGTGGAAGAGCCAAATTTAGACGGTCTTTCAACATCAATAACAATTCTTCTGGTGTTTTATCTGTTACCAACTTGTGTTTTAACAACTGACGAGCAACTTCTTCCTTCAAAGTCTCAGTTGAAAGAGCAAGACCAATCGCTACAGACAAACGACTGAACAAACCTTCTGGATGGTCAGGAACGAGAATACCCTCTCCACGAGCATCACGGACTTGAATAGCAAATTTGAAATCTTTTACAATCTCAGTAGCTACTTCTTCTGTCAACTCTGGGTGCAAATCCATCAACTGACTCACAACGACCGGTTGAGCTTCACCGATACCCAAACGAGAGCCGATTTCTTTACAAGACTCATTCAAAGCAAGCAAAGCCGGTTTTGTGAATACACGTGTTTCCCCAATCGCAAATGGAACTTTAGGTACAGATTTTAAATCTTCTGCAGTAGACAAGAGACTTGTGTTAGGTTGATAAACAGTGCTAGGTTTTGCTTGTGGAACTAAAATATCGTCAAAAACTTCAAGTTCTTCAACTCCATCGTTTCGTAAAATATACCCAACAACACGTGTAGCATCATAGTACACACCACGTTTAAATACTCGAACTTTGTCTACATTCGATTGAATAATACCCACTAGAGAAATGCCACCGGCTCTTGGAGCATTATCATCACCCTCAGAAGTTAAGTTTGTAGTAGTTGGTTTTTCTTCTTTTGATTTTGGTTTTTCAGTAGGAGTTACTGTAACAGGTTTTCCTACTTTTCCCCCAACTACTCGACTTAGTGGCTCTACTACACCTTCTTGTTCTCCATTTGGTTGAACTTCAACTGTAGGAACTTTATGAATAGGTGCAGTCGGTTTAGCAGTTTCTTGACCCAGTGCATCTGAAAGTGTTTGGGTTTTCTTTTCTTTCTCTGGCATTTTAGGACTGTTTCCTAAATTCAACATTCTAACCATGCTTTAGCTAACCTCGTATCTTTCTGAAAAATTCTAAAATTAGTATAGCATACCTACAAATAAAAAGTCAAGAGGAAAGTAGATACCCTCTCAACTTTTTTCTTATTTTGTGACAGACTCAATAACAACCTTATCTACATCAGCTAATTTACGATAACGAACTGTTACTGTATCTCCTGCTTTTAGTTGACTAGCCGTGTCGAAATTGAGGGATATCGAAAGAGTGGTTGAACCAACAGACAAGACTGCTTTATAGGTAGCAGCTAAATCAGAATTACCCTCTAAATGTAGTTCCTTAACCACACCTTTTGCAACTAAGACCTCAGACGAAACTTTTGCACCATCTAAGTTTTGAGTATTTGAAGTGGTTAGTTTACTTTCACTACCACCTAAGTTCTCAGCTTTCTCTTTAGGTTTTTCTTCTGCAGAAGTTGAGCTAGAAGTTTTCTCTTCTTTCTTCGGAGAGCCTTCCGGGAAAATACGGTCACTGTCGGATGCCGCTGACTTCTTATCTGTAGCACCTTTTTCTACTTGTGTAACCTTGTTTTTCAACTCACTTGAAGGGTTTTGTTTCGCCTTATTTGCTACAAAAACCATAATACCAAGGAGTAAGACTGCCACAATGACAACAGTTAAACCAATAGACCAAGGAGACCATTTCTTCTTAACTGGGTGTGCGCTTGCACTATTTTCCATTTGACCATATTGGTCATAGTGGTTGGAGTCGAACTGATTTTGGGGATACCCCTGTGGGTTTTGATTGAAACCATTAGGTTCAAATCCTTGATTATTTTGGGAACCCCAACCTTCATTTTGTCCTTGGTTAAACCCTTGAGATTGTTGAAACTCATTTGAGTAAGGTTGTTGTGGTTGTTGATGTTGTTCATAACCAAATCCCCCACCTCTTTGACCTTGATGTTCAAAATCACCTCGTGAATTGAACCCTCGCTCTTCTTCTAGCGAATTAGTTGTCTCAGATTCAAAATCTGAAGAACCAAACCCACCTCTTTGTGGTGAAGGTTGTTGATGAGGTTGTTGAGGATACCCCCAATCAGGAACCCCGTTCCAACCCCCTTCATTATTATCTCGATGTTGTCCGAAATTACGCTGACTCATTTACGGTCACCTCAATTCTTTTCATCTTCTGCTCAGTAGAATCAAAACCTAAAGTGTAACTCTTGTCGAGGATACCGAGTTCTCCTGTTTCCTTATTAAAACGAAGAACCTCAACATAAACCTCACCTTCACGTTGGTAAAGTGTAATCTCACCTTCTTCACTTTCCGAATATAAGAAACGACAACGTTTTTCAACTGTTTCCTCTAACTCTAAAGCTAATGCACCAACCAAGCGCATTGGATTGTAAGTAACACCAGTTGGAGGTCTACCTGCTAAATAGTCAGACCAAAGTGTAGACTGCCCTCTGAGAGCTTCTGAGAGAGCGTCAAATCCATTGTAAAAGTTTTTGCGTATAAATTCCTTTAGAGACTCTAAATCGCGAGGGAGGACATTCTGGAGCGTTTGAGGGTAATCGTCTAAAACGCACCATTCAATCAAGTCTTCACTAAAGCGAGATAAGAACCTATCTTTTGCTTTACTATTAAGTACAAACCTTACCGTATAAGGACTACCTACTGGTTTATACTTCTCCAACATAACATTTAGCAAATCTAAGTTATGGTAAGCCCAGACCTTCTCTGCAAACGCGTTTAAAAAGAGCTGAACCAAGGGAACATAATGACCCTCTTTAACTTTTGCTAACACATCATCAGACAAAAGGAAAGGAGAAACCGTCAACGTACCTTTCTCAATATCTACTGAGAAAGAGAAAGGAAATGCGCCTTTAAAGGAGATACCAAATTGGTTATCGCTTTGTCTTGATTTTACAAATCGAAGTTGCTTCAAAGAGTAAGTTTCAACACTTTGTAACTCATTTAACCTTTTGAAATATAAGTCAAAACCACGTCTACAAGCTCTTCTTAAGTCAGTGCAACCTTCTAAAGCGTTTGAACCTAACATGATTTTGAAATCATTTTTCTCATAAAACATGTAAATACTAACCACCTAAACTAATCAAATATTGAAACCATCTAAAAACGAAAACTCTTGTACTTCATCTTTCACTAGTTCTACTGAAAATGGGTCTTCGAGAGTAGAGTCAGAACTAACATCTTCTTCCAAATCATCAACAGTTCCCTCGTCCTCATATTGAGGAATGTTGAAACTATTAGACGGTGGGAGTTCAGAGATACCGCTTGTTTCCTCTTTTCGCTCTTGAATCATAGTAGCAAAATCATTAGTAGAACCTTCTTGCAATCCTATTGCAAACTGAGAAACTGCTTCGGAAATTCTTAGTTTATCAATTTCGTCAGCTCTTTTCATGTACTCTTCGTTGAAAGCAAGTTGAGCTTGTTGCTCATACTTCTCAGTTGTACTCAAGTGTTTTTCTTCAAAGTGAAATCCTTCAGCTCGGTTGTTGGTACCGATACCGATAAGATTTTCAGTGCGAGCAACCGAACCAACCGTGCGAAGTTGCGACTCAGAGTCACCATCTTTAATTAGAGGTAGAACCTCTTCATAACCTTTACGAAAGGTTGCTTTAGCTTTACGCTCTAAATAGTCTGAAACTTTCTCTACACTCATTAAGAACCTGCTTTCTTACTGCTATCTTCCGTCTCATGTTTTACCTGAGACTTCTTGTCCTTATTCAAGAGAGTGCTTGGGTCAAATGTAGAATCTTCAAAACCTTTCGGTCTACGAGAAATTTCTTCATCATATTCTTTCAGAATGTTGTTAATAACCGTTTCACCCTCACTGTACTTAGCGTAGTTGTCTAAGTCCATATCGTTTGAAACAAGCCAACCACCCGCTCCTGTTTTCATCAAGGTAATGTTTACTGTAATGGTTTTCTTCTGAGCTAATTCAGATTTCCAGTAGTTACTTACATACTCATACAAGAAGTTTCTAGCCTTCGTAGAATCTGCCTCAGTTTTACGATACGAATAAATACCTTTTAAAAGACCTTCGCGATCCTCTTTCCAAAAATCTTTATTAGACAAGTCCAAGGCTTTCAATTTAACCGTTACACTACTCTTATCATCCGCAAAAGTCGCCTGATTCTCGATACCCTCAATCTCTAAACTAAGTAGAAATTGTTGATACATCCCCTTTTTAAAGGACTCGGAGTAAGTGAACTCTGCATCTGACTTGAAGTAACCATTTAAGGTTTTCAATACTTGGTCTTTATAAGCATATTTCTGAGCAGTTGCAAAGTCCAAAGTAGATAGAGAACGTAAGAAAGTTCTCAAAACCTCAGTCTCAGACAAGTTTTGGTCTCCTAAAGCCATACGAGTACCTTCATCAGACCAATAATACCCTTCTCCTGCCTCACCATACTTACGAATTAAACGCTTTTGCTCTTCTTCAAATGGAGTCAGCCCTGCGTTTTTGTTCTTAGGTTTGTCTACTTGCTCTTCACTTGCTTTTGTCTCTGTATTCGACTTCTTAGCTTGGTTACAAGCTCTTACCCCAAATAGTAACAGTACAAGAGCAAGAACACCTAAAATGGTGTATCTTACCCCTTTCTTGTCCCATAATTCTTTTATTTTGTCCATGAAAATAAAACCTCAACTTAACTTCTAAAATTCAAGCGTATCTGGAATAGTCACAAAATCTGAGGATACCGCACCGCTTACGCTCGCCATATCTGTATTTCGACCTGTGATAAAATTGTAACGCTCTGGTTCTTCTTGAATCATGTCGTACACAACTCTCAAATAGGCAGTAGAGTAATACTCAATACACTCACTAAAGCGCATTTGAAACTCAATCAGAGACTTAATCTCAAACTTACTTACACTTGTATCTACATCAGACACTCGTTTTAATCGAGCTAAACTCTCTACCAAGAACTCTGTTTGTCGCTCAAATGACCAATCTTTCGCCAAGTGGTTAATTTGACGAACCATAGCGTCTTCAGACATGAGAGCGTAACGTTTCAACTGTCTAATCTTCTTGTCTTGTTCCTCTTTAGCTAAGTAGCGAACTTCTCGGATACGACTAAGTGAGAGCTGTCTTTGTGGGTACTCCCCTTCTGCAATTCCCAAGTCGTAGAAAGTTAAGAGTAAACGAGTAAGACCTTTCATAATCTTCACTTTACTCTCTTGGTAAACCGAAGCAGCAGATAGAGAATAACCTACAGTCTCAAAATCTTCCAGCAATAATGAGCCTGTGTAAAGTTGAACTGCTATCGTAGTGTCCGCAGTCATATTAAACTCTCGCAAAGACCCACCTACACGATGTGCATCAATGGTTACAATACCTTGTTTGGACTTCTCCTTGAGTTTAGAAACGTAACCGTTTACTACGGATACCGGAAGAACCATGTACTCACCTTCTACGAAAGAAACCTTCTTTCTAGGGAAAGATACTTTACCTTTAGACAAACTAATCGTAGGGAAAGCGAGTAACCCTTGATTGAGTGTATCTCCGAACTCCGTGTAAATCTTACTCAAACTATTCTTTTGTCGATCAGTTACTTCAACTGCACTTTCTAATAAAGGCAAAGCCAAAGAACCGAAACGAACATCTTGTTTCCCTAAGTTAAAACCTTGCAATTCTTTAGATTTATGTGGCGAAGTCACTACATAACAATAAGTGTTAGCGAGCAACCACAAAGAAAAGCGCAAGTCTTCAAACTTCTTAGAAGAGCCAATTTCAAAAGGCAAGTCTTGGAGAGCTTGCGCTCTCATTTTCGCAATTAAGAGTTCTAATTGCGTTCCAGATACCGAGAAACTAGGGTTGAAACCTTCTGAGTTTAAAAACCCTAAAGGTTGACCTTTATCTGCTAAAAACTCTCCAACTTTCCACAATAACTGCTCTTGTTCTAATTTAAAAACCAATCGTCTAAACCACCTATTCTAATCTGCAATCTTATCTACCAACTTAGCAAACTCAATTCTTGGAATCTCACTTGTAAAATCTGGTAAACCTTCTTGAATACAGTTGAACAAGTTGTCACTGTACAAGACATACAAGAAACCAAAGTAAAGCTCAAATGGTAAATAACTCTCATAAAAACTTACATAAGCATCTGCTGAAATTTGTTTTGTTTTAGCGTAAAGGTCTGAAAACTCAGAGCTATTCCCCACTGGTCCGTAAAACCAAATATTTAAGAAATTTAGTTGAACCTCTAAACCAACCTTAAGTACAGATTTAAATACACTATCAATTTCAGTCGTAGGTAAGTTTATAACCCCACCTTTAGCTAAGATGTACAGAAAAACTGCTTCACCATACGTCAAATAGTGTGTTAAACCCCACTCAACTTGAACGTTACCGATATCATACTGAACACCTTTACTTGCAAACTGTTTGTAAGCATTTTCTCTAAGTACCGAACCTTGTAAGTGCAAGTACATAGAACCACCTACACCATATTGGTAAGGTAAATAACCGCGAAGTTGAGCATCAATAATGGCACGTGCATCTTCTACATCTACACTACTATCAAAATCCTCATAAACTTCAAGTGGACTTTCAACCTCCACCAACAAATGAGAAGGTACATTACCGATAAAGTTTTTAGAGTTCCCCTCTAATAGCTGCGCTCTTAAAGACTCCCAAGACTGACGAAACTCTGAACTATCCTTACGAGAACTTAATAAGTCTTCCATTTCATCAGAAATGCGAGCTAGAGAACCACCTTTAGAATCTTCATTTAAAGCTAATTCCAAGTCTGCCAAAGACTTAATATTTGACTTAACTTCTGAAATAAACTCTGTTTGGTCTTTAGTTAAATCAACAGAATCTTTATCAATCAAGCGATCTGCGACCGATTTGAAATTGGATACCCCTTTGAGAAGTCCTCGCTTGTCTGTGAAGACACCTTCAACCTTGAAAATAACTCCACCCTCAGAGTCATTTAACTCCAAATCATAATCAGATAAATCATCATCTTGTGCAACTCGTAGGGTACTTAAACATTCCCAAAGGTTATCACTAACCGCCAGAGGAAATGAAGAACCTTGTATAATTGTATAAGTTAATTCCCCATCTAACTTCAACTGCTTCTCAACCTCAGCTTGCACTGACTTTTTCTTAAATTGTCGAGAAATGTTGGATACCGCAAGAGCCAATGCGTAACCACTAGGGCTATAAGAATGACTTGTATCCGTAGGGTTAACGCTATCCAACAAAGCCAAAACAACCATTTTGTTTTGCATTTTCTACCACCTATTTTCTTTCTGAATGCTATTCAACGTACTCCAAAAAGTCTCTAAATCTCCAACCTCAGAAAAGACAGAGCGCAAGTCCTCAGATATTTTCAACTCCAAGAAAGGCAGAGACAAACCTCCAAACCCCTCATGCAAGGTATCTAAGCTAAAGCGACCCTTTTCTGTACTTGGTACAACTATGGAAATACTACTTTGAATATCTAACCCTCCAAATTTAGAGGAAATAACACTTTTTACACAGTAGGAAACTTCTCCAAGCCTTGCTCCGATTTTTGACTGACTAGGTAGGACACCCTCAACCTCTAGTGGGTAGGAACCACCTACACTGAAATAAACGGGTAAGAGCTTAAAGTCCGAACCAAGATAATGAACCAATTCAATATCTTCTGAGTCCAACTGCCTAAAGGATGAAGCTGCTAACTGCAGACCTCTCCCACAACTAACTATCCGAGTCAACTAGGGCGACTCCTTTCTGTTCTAATCGTTCTAAACTTTGCTTAATCACTTTCGTGCGAGTAAATGTCAAAGGAATTAACAAACCTTCTCCACCAAAATGTCTACCAAACATTTGAGAAAACTCTTTTAAATAGGTTTCTAAGTGAACATTCTTACTATGAAGTTGAGACTTGTTAACCATCTTGTAGAAAATCTCTTGTTTACCTTCTTCATTTCTTAGGTAATAAGGAGTTGCGTCAGCAAAAGATACCCTTGTGAACTCTCCTCCCAATCCATTGAAACAATTTGCAGAAGGTAAAGGTTTATTAGTGTCATAATCCCAACAAATGTAATTGTAATACAAAGGGTAAGACCCTAAACCACCACGTGAAAAGGAAACCTTAAAAGGAGTAATACTCCGAACCATCAAGTCTGGTTCACTCTGAGCGTACTTCTCTAAAACCTTAGTTTGAGCTTTCAGTAAATCTTCATAAACCAAAGAATAAGGAAACTCTCCTTTATTATTGATACGAAGAGAGTTTAAAACCTTACGAATCTGTTCATTTTGAATCTCGATTGAACCTCTTAAAATTAAAGGTAGCAAAGAAGACTCTTGCGTCCGTTTAACACCTTTTAAGAAAGTCCAACCTGTAAACAAGGATACCCCTTGCTCTTTGGCAACTTTGGTTAAAAATTGATAATACACATTGTGTAAAGACTCTTCCACCTCAGTGTAACCATCGTGAATGGAAATCTCATCATTTAAGGTCTTTGGCAACCATAGAGGTACTTCTCCTTTTTGTTTACCCTCAGAAACCTTAACTTGTCTTGTTTGCGGTTTTCCCTTTAAAAACCCCCTATTTCTCAAGTCATTAAAGGAATATAAATTTTCTAAATAGTCCACTTCTTGCTTGTACTGTAAGTAAGAGATAACCAAGTTTAAACCTACTTGAAAAGGATGGTTAGTTTTTACAACCTTCTGAACATACTCCAAATAATTGAGATTTAACACCAAAGATACCGCACTGCGCTTATCTGTATAGTTAGTAAAACCTAAGTCTTTTAACTGAGCTACAACATATTGAGACAACTCAAACTTACGGACAATAGTGGGAGAATAAGAAATACCGTAGTCATACAACATGACCTTTAAGACTTCTACTGCGCTTCGCATCTGCAAGTAACGATTGTACAAGTCTTTTGGTGTAATCTTTGTTTTCAATACACTGTTCATAGACTTACCACCATTATTTCTTGCACAATCACACCATCTGGTGTAGGAGTTTCCATACGAGAAAATCCTTGAAGTTTACTGCTTCTTAACCACTGCTCTCGCACTACTTGGTAAGTTTTAGCAGACAGAGGGTTTGCACATTTACAACCCCCTTTTTCATTATAAACAGTTACCGCAACCGAGGTAGAAACCCCTTTTAGATATAAAACAGAAAAGACTTGTATAGGTTTGTATCGTAGAAGAGTGTTGCTATCCAAATCTTCCAAGTCCATTTTCTTGATTAAACTGTGACTCTTATGAGCTAAGGTGTACACTGTAGAGTCTACTATAAACTCTACTCCAGCATTAAAAGGTCGGCTGCGAACTAACATACGAAATTTATTCTCCTATCCAAATTGCATTTTTCTCAATTTTATCACATTTAGAGGGAAAATGCAAGACTTAGACAAGAAAGAACTTTGTTATTTCGATTTATTGGCAAGTTGTTCTTCAAACTTCTGAGTAAAGGTGTTGAAGACACCCATTAAATCACTTAAAGAGACACGTGGGTCGAGGACACCGAAGTAAAATCTTTCGATATTTGAGTAATCTGTCTCCAACTTATCTCCTGACATAGTAAGAGCTGAGCCGTTCCCAAAGTGATAAGGTTTACTATACTTACTAAATACTACACCACCGATAAATTTTACATCATTTGTCCGAGGATTTTGTTTTTCTGCGAACCAAGACAACTTGTTATAAGCTAATTGGAAATCTAACTCACTTGTTGTATTCACTAAGGCAGAGTGAACCATTTCCCCATATCCGTCTAAAGTAGCTTGTAGAGCAGCTACACTTTCAAAGAAAGCAGACTCCATAAATTTCAAGATAAGGTCTTTTTCTTGAAGTAGTAAACCATGTTCACTAACCATAGAACCCTTAATAGACGACCAAGCACCTTTATCCTTATCTTGTTCGCTAATAAACGGTACTAAATCTCCTAAAAGAGAGTACATATTGTACAAGGATACCGCCCCAAACGTGTTCTCCATAAAGCGGTAACGTAAATTGTGCGCTCTTTGTTGCTCCAATTCTTTCAAAAACTGCAAACGAAGAGAAACTGGTAAAGGCATGTTTAAACTGTTGAACTCTCGGACGAACTTTAGCAAATACTCAATCTTAGAAGTTGATTTAGCAAAACCACCGTCTACCAAACTTTGCCAAAAGCTAGGTAAGGCAAAACCAAAGTTCTTCTGGTACCCTAACTGTTGACTATAAGAGTAAGCATACGTCAACATTTCATTAAAATAGCGAGTACGGAAGCGTACCAACTGGTTTTGTACTTGACCTTCAATATTAAAGAAGTCTTGCACACAATCTACCCCGAACTTCAACACTTCGCCTGTGGCTTCTTCTTCTGCGACAAATTCCCACTTAATATCGTGTCCCAAGGTACACTTAGCGCCAGTTTCAAAATAGTTCAACTCTTTGAAGAACCAAGTCCCCCCTCCCATGAGAGTTGCTAGTTTTGCAGCTTTTTCTCTAAAGTAATCGGTATCAGTATTTAACTCCAATTCAATTCTTTGAAGTCCTTCTTCATAAAAACTTTCTTGCAAGAACCAACGAGACAAGAGTTTTCTCTGTTCTTCACTGAAAGTATCTGAAAAATAACGAACGTAAGAGGATACCACAGGGTATTGGGAACCTTGGAAATTCTTTAAAACGGTACTTGTTGTACGAGCTAATACTGGAACCTTAATTGAACTATTTTCACCCTCTTCAAAGTAGAGACCACTCTCTTTAATATGGTTCAAAACTTGTTCCGACAAGACTCTACTTTTATCAATAAAGGAAGTTGGTACACTAAAAGACTTTAGTTTCTTACCGCTCTGCATGTAAAAACCATAACGGTCTTTCTCTTTAAAGTGGATACACACTACCTGTTTAGGACTTTCAACTCCTACATCAGCTAAACTCTCAAACTCAGTCAAAAGTTTAGCTCCACCATCTGTTAAGCGACTTTCAATCTCTCTAATAGGTTTTCGACTAACCATACGATACACCCCATTTCTCAAACGTTCCATCTCCTTTAGATAAGGAACGTAAAATAACCTTCCATTGGTCAAATTGAACTTTCTCTTCTAAAACTAAAGCCAAGCGAGAAAAGTCAAGGGGATACCCCAACTGGTAAGTTTGTTTTAGAACGGTGTATAAAGCTCTGAAGAACTTGTCCTCTAAAACCTCTGGAGAATTGGTTTGAATGTAACGTGTAAAACGTTCATAATCTACTACGAAATGTAAAGGACTGTTTTCAAACAATTCAACTACACCTTCATCTGAAACCGTAGACAAATCCAAACTAGAAGACAAGCGTTTCAGACGAAAACGCAAGATGTCTTCCTCCAAATACACTAAACCATAACCAACTAAATCATCTGACTGTGAAGTTCCTTTTGGAAACTCAATCAGACCTACTAAATCTTTACTCATACTTCTTACCCTTCTTCTGCTAACGAAACCTCAAATGCTACTGGGGCTAAATCCATTGTCGGCTCAAGCTCTTTATAAGCCAAGTTGACGGTTGTTAAAATACCACCAATCTCTTTTTGGACAGTGAACTCATCGCTAGGAAATGCTAGACCTAACTCAACCAAACGGTTATACATAGAGACAATTTGCTCTTTGCACTCTTCAACCGTGTTTCCTACAAAGTAAATGTTCTTTGTCTCTGTATTTCTCATTCGAGAACGGTCTTGGACAACCAAATACACAGTAATCCCATTAGTTAGAACCACAGAACGACCACCAAGGTGGTCGGATACCCTTTTCAAAGAGACAGTAACTACCTCAGTCTCTACTCGATATAGAAACTCTTCTGCAATCCAAAAATACTGCAGAACTGCACCTTCCATAATCTCATCCTGTCCTACATATTCAATCTGAGGGTCAGGACTTTTGTAGCCATTTGGGATAGGAACGGCGCTTGCGCAAGCAACCAAGCGATACCCTTTTGGTGCTTTTACAGATTGTAAATACAACTTAGAGTAAGCCAAATGCCCTTTCTCACTAAACTCTTTCTTAGTTGAAATAAAGACAAACTCACATTCTTCTAACTCTTTAAATAAATTCTCAGAGCTAAGTCCTTTAATTTTTACAAAGGAAAGCAATTCAGAACCTATCGGACTTTGTGCTAACTCCAAATGGTGTAAACCAAAAACAGTTGGACTCATAGATTTAATATAAACCATCGTTTGTTTAAACTCTCTTTCAAACACCTTATCCATAAAGGGAGACTGTGAAGAGTGCGGAGTATAAGTGGATACCCCTTCACTCTCCAAATCACCTATAGAATATGTGTTTAAAGAAGGTTCTAATTCTTCTTCCTCAAACATATAAAGCCCTCAACTTAACTTTTGGGTTCTAAAGACATCATCACCACCAAAGCGTTGTTGTCTCTTGTCATCTCAGCTCCCATCAAGTGCTGCTTATTGGGGATACCGAATGTTTCTACTGCCAACGGTAATCTACGACCACCTAGTTCTACAACTAAGTTGTAATCACTCATTCCTAAAATGTTTACAGACAAGTTAGCCAAAGCTTGGAAGTCCACTGCAAACGCTGGAATTTTCTCCCCACTTAACTTAGTTGCTTGTGGGAGAGAGTTGGTACAGTAAATACCAACCTCAACACGTGTACCCAAAGGTTGTTTTGCCAATTTCTCTAAGAACTTACGAAAAGCTTCAGCCGTTTTCTTTCTCTGAGCAATCGCTTTTTCTCTCATAGATTTGTCTTCTGTCAAGAACTCATAAGCTTGAATAGCACGTGTAAAGTCAATCGAAGCAAGAGCCAACTTGTCATTTACAAAGTGATATTGGAAGTAATCTTCATTATCCAAAACACTCTTAATCGTCTCATCTGTTCCTTGAACCAACACATCAGACTCCAAGAAATTACGAGGAATTGGAGACCACGTGATACCAAGTTCAAGGTTGTTTTGACCGTGCATAGTTGGTAAAGCAAGTGCCATTTGACCTGTTGCTGATAGTTTGTTGTTAGCCATATTTTCTAACCTCACTTAAACTTAATTTAATTTTCATAACTTATCAAAGTGCATACCTCGAATTTTGTGGCATACCCTCAAAATAAAGTAGGAAAATAAAAAGTACCCACAGATGTGGATACCGAATGTGTTTTTATTGAGTTAAATAAGCACCCAAATTGCTCAAATCATCAAAAGGAGTTTGAAGTTGACCTTTGATAACCTTACGGAAAATAGGAATTCCTTCCGTACCTTTAGTTAAACGTTCAAAGCTACCCTCAGAGAAACCTTTAAAATCTTCTACAGAGTCAAAACCAATGTAATAAACCGACTTAGGGTCAATACCTTTATCTTTTAGGTTTACATCTAAGCGCCTAGCAAACTTCTGACAGTCTGGGCAAGTTGAAACCCCTACAAAAACATAAAATGTTTCTCCCTTGTCTGCTTTTGAAATGACTTCTTCTACTGTAGAGGGTGTAAATTGTTCAGTTGTTGACTTGTACTCCCTTACTGCGTTCTCTTGTAGCACCGTTTTAGCTCCCCAAAAGGAAATACCTAAAATGGCGATACCGAAGAAGAATTGTAACCAAGGTTTTACATCATAAAATTTTGCATTAAATTTCTTAGCCAAATTAACCTACTTTCTAAATGGCTCTTATTTGCTCTCTGACGAATTTTAATTGTCGAAGAGATAAAGTATCAAATTTAGAATTAAAATCGAATAGGAGCGAAACTGAGACCTCAAAATGGAAAAGTGAGAGGACTGTAACCTCTCACTTAAATTTGAAAGACCAATTTAGTTCTCTTTGCGAGATTTGAAGCCTACAAAACCAACAAGCAAACCAAAGATACCGAGAGTAGCTAGGGCGCTAGAAGTCTCACCTGTGTTTGGAAGTTGACGTTGTTCAACAGTTGAGGTTTGTACAAGAGTTTCACCTTGTTCTGTAGCTGGTGTAGCAGAATACACAGTAGGAGCAACCTCTGATTGAGCAACGAAACCTGATGTTGAAGTTGCAGTTGTTGTAGTTGAAGCTGAGTTTGAACTATTTGCAACAGTTACAGTAGCTTGAGGAACTTTGTAATCAACCACATGCCCGTTGTTGTCTACAACTGGTACTGGTTTATAACCCGCTTTTTCAAGTTCTTTACGTTTAGCATCTGCAAGCTCTACCAAGCGTTTTGTTTCTGCTTCTTCAAACTTCGCTTTGGCAGTTTCGTAAACATTCTTCGCTTCAAGTGCTTTAGCACTTTTAACTTCAAAGTCTGCTTTGGCTTCACGTTGTGCTTTTTGTGCAACTTGGAGAGCTTTCTCTGCTTGTTCAAGTTCAACTTTTAGATCCGCCAAACGAGTTTTCGCATTTTTAAGGTCTGCAAGTTCTTTTTCTGCTTGTTTAACTTTAGCTTGAGCATCTTTGAGTGCTTGTTCAGCTTCAGATACCGCTTTAGCTTTAGCTTCTGCTGAAACTTTCATTGAGTCCAATTTAGCTTGCTCAATTTCCAAAGCCTTATTTGCTTGCCCAAGACTGAATTTAGCGATAACTTCACGCCCACGAGCGCTTCTTGCTTCAATTTCTTTTTGAGCATGTGACACTAGCAAGTTGTTTACCAAGGCATTTGCATTAGCTAAATCAACAACTGCTTTGTCATGACGAGTTTTAGCACGCTCTAAGTAAGTTTGTGCTTTAGCAAGAGGACTACCTTCTTTTTTCAATGCGTTCAACTTAACAGTTGCACTATGCAAAGTTGAGTTAGCTTTTTCCAAGCCTTTGTCTGCTGCTTCAATTTGCTCACGGACAGCGCCTACTGCTTTTGCAGTATCTTTCAAACGTTGAACTGCATCAGCTACACGACGTTCAAAAACTTCTTTCTTCAAAGGATTCTCAATAGGAGTTGTATCCCAAGTTGATCCATTTGTAAGTGAGCTACGAACAGAAGTTAGGAAATGCGTAGTGTAGAAATCGTCCGTTTTGCTCTGAGCAACCCCACCAAAGTAAGCTGTTTCGCTAGGTGAGTCGAATTGAAGAACACCTTGGGTATGAGCATAGTCATTCTTAGTTGAAATCAACTGTACAAAATGATTATACAAAGTTTCTTTCATTTCACCCAAAGTCTTACGGTAAACACCATCTTCATCATCAAAATCATGTGAAGCAAAAGTAGTCACAGAGTTTTCATAGTATTGTCCACCACGTGCTTCTACTTCTGAATCAGTAGTAGGCATGTTATACTCTTTGGCAACCTTGTTGATACCCTTAGCATAGTGTCCTGAACCACCTTTTTTACGGTATTCTTGTCGCATACTATTTGAATAGTTTGCTTTTACATATTCATCTGCAATCTTTTGAGCAAATTCCAATGAAGTTTTAGATAGAACTGCATCTGGCAACCCAATTTGACGACGAGCTTGGTTCAACAAGTCAGCTACAAAGTAGTTCAATTCATCACGGATTTCTTTAGGGAGATTGTTAATGTCATAACGATTAGTATCTTCCAACTCATTTTTCGTTTGAACATACTTGTTATTCGCATTTGCAACTTGTGTACGAACAACACGATTATACAACTCAGTTGTACGTTTGTTACGCTCTTCAGCAGACAAAGCACTGTTGTCAGCAAGATTGTATGCAATCGTATCTTTTACTGCTTGTACAAAGCTAGAATCAAGAGTGATTTCAGGAAGATGTGTAGCACGAATTTTACTGTTGTAATCCCCTGCTTCATCATATTTCTTGTTTGCTTCTGCATAAGCAATCTTAGCATTGGATTTCGTTACAGTCAAATCTTCAATTTCTTTAGTTGATGTAGCAATCTGAGATTCAAATTCTTTTACAGAGTCTTGATAGGTTTGCTCTTTAGATTTAGCTTCTTCAACACGTTTTTCGTTGGACTCTACTGAACTTTTGGCATCTTGTTCTTCAAAGCGAGCATCAGTTTGAGCTTTACGAGCTTCTGGGAGCTTAGTATCATCCAAGATAGCTTCTTTTTCAGTTGCTTCTTTTTCTGCCGTTTCCAAAACATCTTTCGCTTCATCTACTTCAGCTTGCTTAGTAGCAACTACTTTTTCTTGCGCAGCTACTTCATCAGCAGAAACAATAGTTGCATTTTTAGCAGTTGATACCGCTTGCTCTGCTTGAGTAACTTCACCTTTTGCAGTTTCTACACCTTGTTCTGCCTGTTTAACTTGCTCTGTAGTAGGCAGTTCCTTTTCAGCTTTTTCTACTTTTTCTTGTTTTTCTTTTACAGTAGACTCAGAGCCTTTAACAACATCATCTTTTTGCGCTACAGTTTCTTTAGCTTTGTCAGATGCTTCTTGAGTTTGTTTAGCATTAGCACCAAGTTCAGCGACTTCTTCCTTAGTAGGAGTTTTCACTTCTACTTTCTTAGGCGCTTCTTTCTCTACCAAAGCTGGTTCGTTTTTGGCATCTGTTGTAGGAACTTTCGGTTGATTTTGTTCTGTACGCAAACCACCTGCATTGTCAACAGTAGGATCAAAGATAGTGTCAGCATGTGCAACAGTGGTTGAAATACTTGCAGCAGCCAAAGCAGCAGTAGCGATAATAGATTTTTTCATAGGTAAATACCTCTTTCTTTTATTTTGATAAGTATATTATACCAAAATAATTACAATAAGTCAAGTGTTTTATTTCATTAAATTTCACACCGAAACTTAAACTTCTTATTTTGATAAAACTATTATACCAAAACTAAATTAAAAAGTCAAGTAAAAACTATGAAATTATAAAGAATAGATAAAACCCTTAATTATAATAACAGAATAGTTAAGTTTTTGCAAGTATAAATAAAAAAAAAAGAAAGGGAGTTTTCCCTTTCTCTTCATTTATCTATCTTCTTTGCGCCTTCTTCCAAGGAAAGACAAACCAAGCAAAGCAAGTAAACCATACCCACCTACTGAAAGTGCAGCCGTGTCTCCACCACCTGTATTTGGAAGTTGTGGAGTTTTTGGTGTTGGTTTAGTTGGTGTCGGTGGAACATCAGTGTGTGTCTTAACAGTATTTGAGGAAACTTCGACACCGTTAACAATGTGTGACACCTTGTTCTCAACCTCACCGGCTTGAATACGAGTCATTTCAACAAAGACATCAGCTTGGAACTCAGACTCTTTCGTGATTGAACGCAAGAACTCTTCTTTCAGACCAACTTCAAGTTGACCTTTAGCTTTATCTTCTTTCAACCAAGCGTAAGTAGTTAAGTCATCGCCTGCTTTGAAGTGTTTACCATCAGCAGTTACAAAATCACGTTTTGCAATTACTTTATACTTACCATCAAAACGGTCATGAGTTTCTTGGTAGTCATCTACAAACTTGTACTCGAACAAGTCATCCGCACGGTTAATTGGAATTAGTGAACCAGCAAATGAGTAGTAGAATGTTTGACCAAGGACAATATTCTTACCATCTTTAGACTCTTTGTCTCCAATAGAAATCACAACATCTTTCTTAGTTTCAAACTTAGGAATGTTGTTTACTACTGTTGTAGTTACTTCAGCAACTCCGAAGTCAATTTGATACGCAGTATTTTCATACTTACCACCCGTTTTACCAAACTGTTCTTTGACTTTCATTGGGTTGATAATGGTAATTGTATCACCTGTTTGAACATACTTAGCGTAGAACTCTTCAGGTTTCTCAGCTTCCCAAACTTGGAAGGCACCTTTAGGTTTAAATCCACGTTCAGTTAAAGCGTTACGAACTACTTCTGGTGCTTTTTCAATACTTTCATAAATAGTGTATTTCAAACCTTTCACTTCTTGACCTTTAGAGTCAGAAAGTTTAATACCGTCAGAAAGTACATCTAACACATCTTCTGGATAATCATCAGCAATGAAGAAACCTTGTGCAATACGAGATTTATCAGCTTGGATACCCTTGTATTGTGAGTAGTCAGCAGTTACATGATAGTAGTTAGTTGAACCCGCAAATACTTGCTTACCATCAATGTTTACCCCAACTTTGTTGAAGTTCGCTTTCTTAGGACTTGGTTTCACTACTTTGTTCACTACTGTTTCTGTTACCATTGCAAGACCGAAATCAAGTTGATACGCAGTGTTCTTGTACTCAGCTACTTTTCCTAACATTTCTTTACGAACTGTCATAGGGTTAGTAATTGTAAGTACCTCACCAGTTCTTACATACTTGTTGTAGAACTCAGTTGGGTTTTCAGCAGTCAATACTTGAATTGAACCTTTAGGTGTGTAACCTGCAGATTTAAGTGACTCTTGAACCCCTTTAGGAGCATCTGCAAGTGTCTTGTAAACAGTTGATTTCAAACCAGTTACAAGGTTGCCTTTAGAGTCTTTTATAACAATTTCTTTCTCATTGACTGAAACTGCTTCTTCTGGGAAGTCATCAACAATGTGGAAACCGTTCGCAATTCTGTTAGCATCCGCTTCGATACCCTTATAAGCACTATAATCAGCCGTTAATGTGTAATAGTTGACTGTTCCAGCTACTACTGGTTTACCATTAATACTTACACCTGCTTTATTTAAGTTCGTCTTGTGTGGGTTTGTTTTAGGTACACTATTTGAAACAGTCTCAGTTTCAGCAATTAAACCGAAATCAAGTTGATAAGCCGTATTTTGGTACTTAGCTCCCGTTTGATTTAACTTAGCAGAAACCGTCATAGGGTTTTTAACAGTCAACGTTTCCCCTGTTTTCACATACTTATTGTAATAAGCAACTGGATCAACTGCTTCAAAGACTTGAATAGCACCTTTAGGTTGAATGTTTCTCTTAGCAAAAGCTTTCTGAACCTTTTCAGGGGCATCTGCTAGAGACTTGTAGATTGTTTGTTTCAAACCTTCTACTTCATTACCTTTAGAATCAAGAACCTTCACATCTTTTTCATTGATAGATACCACATCTTCTGGGAAATCATCTGCAATAAAGAAACCATTTTGAATTTTGTCTTCATCTGCTTCAATACCTTTGTATTGATCGTAACGAACAGTCAACTCATAATAGTTAGTAGACCCTGCAAGAACTTGTTTACCATTGATGTTAACATGAGCAGCGTTAAAGTTTGCCTTATTAGGTTTAGGAGCTGGTACACTGTTTACAACTGTCTCAGTCACTTTAGCAGAACCAAAGTCAAGTTGGTAAGCAGTATTTTCATACTTAGCACCTGTTTGGTTCAAGTGAGCTTTAACTGTCATTGGTACAGTAAGTGTAAGCACTTCACCTGCACGAACATACTTATTGTAAAACTCAGTACGATTTTCAAATTCAATAACTTGAATAGCACCTTTTGGTTGATACCCTTGAAGTTTAAGAGCATCTTGCACCTCTTTAGGTGCATCTGCTACTGATTTATAAATCTTAGAAGTATAACCTTTTACTGCTTGACTTTTAGAATCAACTACCTTAATACTGTTAGTGTCAATATCTACTGCTTCTTCTGGGTAATCATCCACAAAGTAGAAACCTTTCGCCACACGGTCTTTTTCAGCTTCAATTCCTTTGTAATCGGAGTAATCAGCAGTGAGTGTGTAGTAGTTCGTAGAACCCGCCAGAACTTGTTTACCATTGATATCAACACCTTTGGCATTCAAGTTTTTCTTATGCGGGTCTGTCTTTGGTACACGATTTTCTACAATATCAGCTTGGTATCCATTACCGAAATCTACTTGGTAAGCAGTATTCTTATATGATGCACCTTTACGGTCAAGCGACTGTTTCACACGCATTGGGTCAACAATCGTTACAGAATTACCTTTAGAAACATATTTATCAAAGAACTCTTGTGGGTTATCAGCCATGAAGACTTGGAAAGCACCTTTAGGTTTGATACCACTAGTTTCAAGAATGGCTTTGATTTTAGGGTCTTTTACTTCTTCAATAGAGTTAAAGTGGTACTCAGTGATACCCTTAACTTCTGCACCGTTAGAATCGAATGCGCGAATTTCTCCACGCTCAATATCAAGCGCTTCTTCTGGGTAATCTTCTACAACACCAAAACCTTTTTGAATAGCGTCAGAACCGCTCTTAATATCTTTGTACTTACTATAGTCCATTGTTACATGGTAGTAGTTCACTGAACCTGCAAGAACTTGTTTACCATCAATTTTCACACCGTCTTTATTGTAGTTTACTTTCACTGGTTTTGTTCCACCAGGTGTTGTAACTTCTACAATATTAGAATAAGCTTCGTATTTGTTATTCAAGTTCAAATGGAAGTTATTCTTATAAACAGCGTTATCATTTGTAACCTCTCCGTAAACCTTCAAAACTGGTACGTTGTAAGCAGTTGAAAGATTTGCATTTACTTTATCGATACCACTCTTTTTCAGTACCCCTGTTAAACGGTGTGCTGATTCATCATAAGTAATAGTGTAGTCACTATTTTGAGCTTGAGTTTTAGCAAGGTTTAACTGATACCCTTGTGGTAAATCATCATGAATTTCGTAAACCTCAGTAACTTCGCGGTTTCTTGGAAGTGGTTTAGTTTCTAACTCCCAAACAACCTCAGACATCTTAGGAACATTTGACTTGTTAACATTTGTTCCAAGATTATTTTTAACATACTTCTCAACTTCCGGTGTTGTTTTCAACAAAGCATAGCGAACATGAATAGTTCTAGGTGCAATCGGAGTTGGTACTGGTTTCTCCACTGGTTTCGGAGGAGCTGGAGGGAGAGGAACATGAGGTACATCTGGTGTCTCTGTAGGTAGAGGTTTCAATGGATTCTCTACTGGAGGTACAATAGGAGTTTTATCCTTCTCTTTGTACTTAGGTTCATTTGGTTTCTTCTCAGTAAACTCACTTGGTTTAGGTGGCTCTTTAGGGAAAGGAACATGACCCACCTCAGTTGGTCTTTCAACTGGAGGTTTCTCCGGTGTAGGCACTGGTCTATTTAAAGTGTCTTTCTCTTTTTGTTTAAGTTCTGGAACCTCTGGTGGAACCAATTTCTTAACAACCGATTTTCCACCCCAAAGTTGGAAAGCGTACCCTGCTGCATAAAGTTCAAAATCTGTTTGAATCTTACGACCGTAGAACTTATCCTTATAGTCCGTAACACGTCGATATTCTCTTGCTTGAGCTTCAGTGTAAGTCTGCGTACCACGAAGACCTCCAGCCAAATAGGTCAATTTATGAACAGCACCTTTACCTACGGTTAAAATTGTACCTTTAGGTGTATCAAAGAAATCGTTCACGTCTGTATAATAAGGATCGCCAGCTTTCCAACGATTCAAACCCGTATCATCATCGGAATTGTGAGTACCATCTGAATGGATACCCATCCAAACCTGTTTCCCTTTATAAGTAGTACGAGCCACTTCTGAACCTGGAGGGTTAATTACTGCACCTGTATCTTCATCATTATTGTAAGTATGACGAACAGCTTGAGTATAGTCCAAATCTGCATAAATTGTAGTAGTACCCAAGTTTAAAGGTCTACCTGTGGCTTCATCATAATAATGAATATCCCACTCATTATTCAAGTAGTTATATGGGTTGAAACCAATAGGAGAAATCGGGCCTTGACTACCGTCTTTATACCACCAAACCCACAAACGCGTGTAAGTGTCTTTATTGCCTGGAATATCAAAACTCTTAGAAGGAGTTGTTCTTGACACTAATCGAGCAGAAATCGTTTTACCTGTTGTTGTGCGACCTACATTATGCAAAGTGAAGGTCGAACCTTGTTTGATACCGGTGATGATTTTTCCACCTAAACGCTCAGTGTTACCATACAAACCTTTTGCAACGTTAGGGTCTTCTTGAAGGTCTTTATCTAAAGTTAAAGTCGTCTTAGAATTAGCACCTAAAGCACCTTCAACTATTTCTAAACCTTTCTCTGGTGTGAAAATTGCAGTAACATCAGAGTAGTAATCCATAGAACCACGTTTAGACTCATTCAAAGTACCATAAAGAGTTACCCCATTACCTTGAGCTAAAATAGGTTTTTTCTTAACCGCATCAACTTCACGGTTATAAGTTTTTAACTCTTCTTCATAAGCAGCTTTAGCTAACTTATAACGAGTCATAGCTGCATCATACTTATCTTGCTCTGCTTTGTTTTCTTTATCAATCTGAGCGTTTCGTCTATTCAACTCAGCTAATGCAGACTCATAAGCCGCTTGCGCAGTTGAGTTTGCTTTACGAATAGCTTCATTCTCTTTATTTCGAGCTTCCACTGCTTTCGTATAAGCATCTTTGTTCGCCTTGTTGGTTTTATCAATCTCAGCGTTCCGAGTATTCGCAACCTCTAAATCTTTACGATATTGCTCCATCTTTTGACGATAAGTAGTCATATCTGCGTCAGATTGAGTTTTACGCTCAGTCCATTTACCTAATTCAGACTCATACGCTGACTTAGCTGTAGCATTGTCTTTGTCGATTTGAGCATTTTTCGCAACTTGATCTGCTACTGCTTTTTCATAGCGAGATTTAGCAGCTTGATTATCTTTCTTGATTTGCTCATTTTCAGACTTAACAACTTCTACCTTAGCTAAATGTTGTTCATGTTTTGCTTGATTGTCTTTGTCAATCTGAGCATTTCTATCATTCGCAGTTTTTAAATCTGCTTGATATTTTGCGTGAGCATCTTCATAGTCTTTTTTAGCTTTTGCGTTTTCTTCTTTGACAGTCTTAATCTCTTGGTTACGAGTTGCAACCTCTTCTTTAAAACGGTCAGCTTCTTTCTTCACAACCTCTGCTTGGTTGTCATAATTTTGCTCAATCTCTTTTTGGCGTTTCTCCAAATCAGAAGAACTTGTTGCAGTACCACCATCTGCTGGCGCATCAACAACAACATTCAAACCTGCGGCTTTCGCTTCGGATACCGCATTATCTACTTTGTCACGGTTGACGGTTACATCAAGCGTACCTTCTTTAGCTTTAGCGCTTTCTTGGCTTTCTAAAGCACTAGAAGTTGGAGCGCTTTGTACTTGTTTGGCATTTGTAGCATTACTTGTTACTTCATCCGCGCTTACAGTACCACTACTCAAAGCAGTACCTAAAGCTGCAAGACCAAGAATAACACCACAAGCACCATAATGTTTCACTTTACGGATACTTCCGTATGTTTTTGTTTCTGCACTTCTGCTCATGTAAAATTCAAATCCTTTCTTTTACATAAAATAAATTTTGGTAAGTAAACCTTACCAACTAATCATCTAAACAACCTCATTCAAATATAAATCGGAAACAAGCTTGTTTCTACTTTGACAATTATAGCACAAGGGTTAATAGTAGTCAAGGTTCAAACTCAAAAAACTTAGAAAAAGCCTATATTTTGCCAATTACTTAATATGCTAAATCTAGTAAAATTTAGGTTAAAAGCAATAACTACAAGTAAGAAGATAACTACAAACCAACTGAAGTTAAATATTCTAAAGTATTTACACCATTCGTATCTTTTGGATAGTATATATTCAACTGACGTTTCATTAAATTCCACTGATGCGACATATCTAAAACAGTCCAATTTGATAATTCAGATTGTAATAAATTAACAAATTTAACAACATCAAAGTCGTAAGGATACCACTCAACCGCTTTGCTATTACTTTTCAAAGTTGTCCCAAAAGGTTGCATTTTAATCTGTTTATGTCTATGTAAATAAACTCGCTTTAAAAATAAGGAGCCTTCTCCAACCCCTAAACTAAAACCTTGGTCAAACAATAGAGAAGTTCTATAGCAGTTTAAGTCAGAATCAAACATTAAACCAAAGTTTTGGAAATGTCTATCGGTATTGATAAATATAGTATCTAATGTCATAAAAGCTGAGAAATATTTATAGCTATCTTCATAAGAAACTTGATTTTTCGAGTACCATTTAAGTATATTTTGTAATTCCAAAACTCGATCTTGGATAGACAAACGCAGGTAGCGTTTTTCCATCCAATACCTAAATACAAATAAACGTCTATCCTCACTAAACTTACTCAAGTATTGTTGGTTCAATTTGTTTACAAGTTTTATATCAAAAGTGTAAAGGTATTCTAATACAATCTGAAACATAGGAATAAAAGAATACCGAGGTTTGTAAGACGGACTTTTACTTATGTTGGGAAAGATATATCGATACGGTACAAAATCACTAAACGAAGTAGATTCTAAAAATAGAGAAATTAAAAACTCAGATAAAGCTTCACCCCCATGATAATCAATCTTTAAAAAGTAATCACCATCATATCTTTTTGGTTGGTTTCCTTTAGGTGAAAGACTCATGACATAGCACCCCCTGCGCGCAATACATCATAGTAAGATTGGAAACCTTGGTTATAAGGCTCTTCAAACTCAAGCCAAAAACCATCTTCAACATCACAAGCTCTATGCGAAAGCAACTCATCCAATAAGGTAGGGTTTTCTTTCCCAATAATTTGACGTCTTCCCCAATGTTCAGGTATTCTACGAGACTCAAACTCCCCAGTGAAACCTCGCTCAGTTAAATCATAAAAAGTAAATCTATTTGCAAGAGGAATATCTAAAACTTCAACTTTCGCAACCGAGTCATCAGATAAAACCAAGTTTGCAACACTTGTATCGTAATGTTTCAGAACTGCGTTTAATACCATAGGAAACCTCCTGATTTTATTATGAAATATTTTACCACAAATCAAACAAAAAGTCAAGAGTGGATACCCTTGACCTTTTAGTTTATAAGATATGGGAGAGCTGTAGTAAGTAAGCAACGATTACAAAAACTACTACAACCGAAAAGATAAAACGTAGGTTTTTCTTAATAGTCTTTAAAATCAATCCAAAAATAAAGCCAATAAGCAATAAGGTAATAAAGTCCATAAAGGCTCACCCAACTTATTTAAAGAAACCTACAATCGAGTCCCATAAAGATTTCACAAAGTCTCCTGCTTTCTCAAAAAACCCATGCTCTTCCGCAGATTTTAAGAACTTCCCTACACTCTCAGAAATATTGTCTTTCAAGTCTCCCAACTGATTTAAAACCTCTTTTGAATCAACCGCAGAAGTTTGTTGATACCCTTTGGCGAATTGAACGAGCTGAGAAACTTGGTCATCTGAGATAATTCCGTCAAGTTTGTTGTCTTTTAAAGCTTTTTTAACAATCTGCTCAACTTTCTTATCATCAGCAACTTGACCTTTGTTTTGCTTTTCTTTTGCTAGTTCAGTTTTAATTTGAATTAAAGCGTTATCTAACAATTTACTATCAAAGCCTTTGGCATCTTTGTTAGCTTCAGCAATCTGAGCAGTTGTTGAAACTTCTTGATTCGCAATCTCAGTTCGTTTTGCATCTACTTCTTGACCATTTGCTTCAAGAGCCTTAGAAACACCAACTAAGGCAGACTCACCAGTTACTTTCACTGGTGCAGAAACTTCAATCGCTAAGTCTGTTGCTCCTGCCGTAATAGCTGCATTACGATATTGAACCTCAGTTACACGTGTAATATTATCTGGAGTCACAATTTTAACAGTGATACCCTTGCCTTTATCTTGCTTGGCAACCAAAGTTGAAGAAATCAAAGAGACTCCACTAACATCCGACTCATTCATATACTTACCGTAGTCTTTTTCAGAAACTACTTGGCGCTTCACATTTGCGACATCATGAATGTTGAAAGATTTATTAACCTCTTCAACTTGAGAGTCTGTTAAGCTACCACCATAAACCAAAGTGGGTTTACCCCATTTTTCATCAATCGTGTCTGTTTGAATGCTTGCGTGTGCTACTTGCGTTCCCAATCCCAGAGCTAGGATAGATAAAGCGGATACCGAGAGGTATTTGATTTTGTTTTTCATAATAGAAATCCTTTATTTATAACTAATTTGACTTACTGTTTCGTAAGATTGACTTCATTATAGCACCACTACAAGAAAAATGCAAGAAGAAAACCAAAGCAGTTAACTTTGGTTTTTATTTTAAATCTTTAGTAAGGGCTCTTAAACTTGCGTTGTATTCAATTCGAGAAAATCCTAACTGTTTAGCTAACGGATAATAGCTTTTCTGAATTAAATCTAGTAAAGCGTCTTCTGACTCATAATTTCTACCGAACCAAACTAAATCGTTATAAAGTTCACCTAACCAACACAACTCTTTAATTGAGGTCAAGTCGTCAAAGAGCCAACCACCATTACCATCGCCTTCTGCAAACTGCAATTCAAAAGGTTTATTCTTCATGCGAGAATTAACATTTAAAATCAGTTCTGCGGTATTTCGATAATTATTACTACTAGTTCGGAACTCAGTTTTTGCAGTGGTTCGGAAAAGTTTCAGTTGATACCCCAATGCACCTGATGATTTGTAGTAGGTCAAAATGTAACCAGTTTTATCGTAAGAGAAAACAAAGCAGTTCTTCTTAATAGGTTTATCTGGGAAAGCTTGCATTAGAGCTAAATAATTTGATTTTTCTACCACAACTAAACGTTTTAAGAAGTCTGCGAACTTAACTAAGTCTTTTGTACGTTCCTCTAAATCTTTATAATTCCTTGGAAAACCCCTTAATCTTTAATGAATTTATTATATCATAAAGAACCAATTATAGCAAAGAAGAACAAAAAAGAAAAATACCCAACAAAAGTTGGATACCCTTACCTATTAGCTAAATAATACTTCCAAGCAACGAAGAATTTCTTTTCTATCAAACAAATTAGCATAATTTACAAATTGAACTTGCAAGTTCTTTGTGACTTCACTAAAGTTGAAGTAGAAACCTTGTTCTCTAGTACCACTACGCTCATACTTCCCATAATCATAGTAATCTTCTGAAATTAAGTCAATAGCGAACGTATATGTACAGTCCTTATTTATATAAAAAGTTACTAAAACGTGTTGTACTGTTCCCAAAGAATCAACAAAAGAATCACGGAAAACAACAGATTCACTACCCTTGGAAACTGTAACAGTTCTACGCAGTTGCTTTAAACACTGCAAGACAGAAGATCGTTTGAAAAACTCTTCAAAATAAGTGTTTTGAAAGTTCTCTAAACGTGGTTGACTGTCTACGAAAAGTTCATTAACAATACTCATGTTTTACCTCACCTCTAAATACAGACTAACCCAACAAATCCGTAAAAGTAGCTACGGATACCGCTTGTTGAGAGAAATCATGTGTTGCTTCGTCCACAGAATCTACAAACTCAGCACCTACAAACTCTGCGAAGTCTCTCAAATTCAAGGCGGTTTGTGACTTGCGCTCTACTGCGAGAGTCAACTTCTCACTTGCTTGTTCGTTAGGAACACGTCCGCCTACAGACAAGTTTGTGAGAACTACTGCACCTTCAACATTAGTTGCAAAGACCATTGCTTTATCTGTTGGAATACTTGCTTGGAACAGAAGAGACCCATCTTCCACTACAGAAGTTGCTTTCTTATCCAAAGATTTAGAAATGTAAATCTTACAAGCATCTGAATCGAATTGGTTATATGGATTCATACTAAAGGTCAAACCTTGCACACCTTCAATAAGTAACCCTTCTGCTGCCAAACCTTGACGGTTGAGACAAGTCATATCTCCTGTGTAAGTGACACCACTGATATTCTCAGAATAGAAACCAACGTGACGACCATCTACGCTTTGAGCGTGTAAATCCAAGTCACCATCTTGGTTCCAGTAGATACCGATTTGGTAGTTGTCTGGAACCTCAATGCGAGTGTACATAGGGTATGAACCAATGAAAGATTTAGCAGTTGTTGGAAGTGCAATCGAAACATTGATATCTGGTTGATAAAACTTCAACTCTTTGTCTGCAAAGCGAGACTTGAACTCTTCTGCAATACGCTCCAAGTACAAATCAACCAAAGTGTACTCCAAACCACTAATTGGAGTTTGTTTAAGAGCTTTCACAAAAGTTTTACCATTACGAATACGGTAAGCTTGGTAATCACCTTCAACCAAATTACGCAACTCACTCAAATAGTTGTAGTAGCGAATAAGCTGGTAGTTTGTGATACCGCTCAAGTCTTTAGGAAACTCCTTCAAAAGAGTTTTAAAGGTATGGTCTTTACGAGAAACCTCAGACAAACGCTTCATAGCATTTACTTCTCTTTGAAGACCCAATTTACGCAATGTCAACCACAACTGTTTGTTTGGACGGAAATGATCAGCTAAAGGTTGGAGACCTTGTTTTGAAACAAAGTCTTTAACCAAAGACACAATCAAGTCTTTCTTATCTTTTGACAAGTATTGGATTTCGTAACGTAAATGACTAAATGTCATAGCGTTTTTGTAGTAGTCAGTTGTACCTAAAAGGATACGAACCAACAAACGAACTAGTAACTCTGGGTTTTTAGGTGCGCACTTATAACGATACCCAAACTCAATCTGAAGCTCTTTGTTAGCTTTCTCAGTAATGTCTACACCATAGTGTTCAACCAAGTCTGCCAAGATTGAAATGTCGCTTGTAGGTAAAGCCAAAGGTTGATTTAGAAAGACTCCTAAATCTTCTCGAACTTCCATGTAAGATTTAATTTCAATCGTTGTTAAATGTGTATTCAAGGCAGTTTGAAAGGCTTTTTCCTCGGAATTAGGAATGAAGTCCGTACCAAAAAACTCTTTCAACCCACCGTAAGTCATTGCATAATGACAAAGACGGTCAAATACCACTTCTTCCCAACTTAAACCTTTACGAACTTCAAAAGTTTCGTAAAAAGTAGCGTTGGCATTTCTAAGGTCAACCCCATAAAGTTTAATCAAAGCGTCTGCAGTCTCTTTTGAAATTGGTTCAAGAGGATCTACGAGGATACCGTAAGTTAAACACAACTGAGTGTTTTTAAGATCTCCTACTTCTTTTGTGCTTTCTACAACTTTTAAATATTTTGCTAAAGTTTCAATTTGTGCGTAGTTCATTTCTAACCTACTTCTTTCTATTTTTCCAAACTGAAAGCCCTAAACCAACCGATTTAGAGCTAACAACGTGCGAACTGTAATAAACAATTCATAGCAGGGAAGCACGTCTTACCTAGTACCACCTACTACGAACCAAATATTCTCCTATGTACAAGGAACAGTTTTGTGCAATCAATTTAATTAGGCGAGGTATAAAATTCATCTGCTTTAAATTTCGGTAAAGGAATACCTTTATGCCAATTATGTTTAAATTATAGCACAACTTGAACGTTTTGTCAAGAGAAAAGTATACTCTTACAAAACTTTATGATAGTATTGGTCATCACAATCATCTTCATCAATGTAACCACCAAAATAACGAGCCAACCCTGTTAAAACACTCACCGCAACAGGATCCATACCCAAGGATAAGGTTGTAATAGGTTGATTAAACTCTGGTAAATCACAGTCTAAATTCGCTTCAATTTCCTCTGGCTCTAAAATAAAGCGAGAATTATAGTGATAGAAAATGTTACGAGTAGTACCGTTAACCGCAACATCAATAAAACCATATTCCTTGAAATCTTCACCATTGCGGTATAAAATAGGACAAGAGACACCGTTTACAGTCGTAGTTTTTGGATGGGTAGTAGGCTCATCCACCCCGACATTTACATTTAAAACGGAAAGGTCGCCTATAAATCTACTTACATACTCTAATGCACTTACATTTTCATTCACTGAAACATGACCTAAAAGAGCCACTTTTGTATCATTTGCCATTTGTTTTTACCTCATGTAATTTGATAGGTTTATTGTAGCAAAAATAAAAAGAAAAGTCAAGAATAAATCTTGACTCTTTTTCTTATAAACCAACCATATAATCGCTATCTTCCATAGCTTCAACTTGACCGAGAAGATACCCATTCCCAACTTGCGAGAAGAAATCATGGTTGGAAGTACCCGTTGAAATACCATTCATAATGATAGGGTTAACATCATCTGCTGAATCTGGGAAGA